TTATCATCAATCGGATTAAGTGGCGGTGAAGTGGTTTATGCTTTCTCAACTCCAAATAATGCATTGCAACAATTGGATTTGACAAACTTCTTCCCAGTATTGACCAACATTAAAGGTAACGTAGCTGATATTTTGACAGTGGCAATTACTACTACAGTTGGTACAGTGGTTCAGGTTAACGTAGTTTGTCAGGAAGCGATGGCTTAATATGGCTAAATCACCAGCATGGACTCGCAAAGAAGGTAAAAATCCTTCAGGCGGTTTAAACGCTAAAGGTAGAGCAAGTTTAAAAGCAGCGGGTCATGATATTAAGCCACCACAACCAGAAGGCGGGTCACGGAAGAAATCTTTCTGTGCCCGCATGAGTGGTATGAAAAAGAAATTAACTTCATCTAAAACAGCTAACGACCCAGATAGCCGTATTAACAAATCTCTAAGAAAGTGGAAATGCTAATGGACGGCTTAATGCAATTTTGGAATGCTGGTTTAACTGTAGTTATTGCCATCATTGGATTTTTTGTAAAAGAAAAACTTAATAAAATAGATTCTTTAGAAAAGTTATTAAATCGCACTAGAGAAGAAGTGGCTAGGGATTATGTAACTAATAGCGAAGTACAACGTATAACCGATCATATTGACCAACGTTTTAACAAGTTGGAAGAAAAGATTGACAGATTGATTCATGGGACTAATAATGCCTAGTGTATCTAAAAAACAACACAATCTAATGGAGGCGGTTGCTCATAATCCAGCATTCGCCAAGAAAGTAGGTATCCCTCGCTCTGTTGGCGAGGATTTTAGCAAAGCCGACAAGGGCAAAACTTTTAAAAAGGGTGGAATTATGAAGATGGAAAAAGGTGTAAAGCCAAGCTCTATGTCGGGTGACGTAGAAAAAGGCTCAAACAAAAAATTAAAATTTGGTGAATCTGCTGTGCAGAAAAAGGGTCACACCAAAGGTCGTAACTTAGGCGATACAGGTCCAAAAGAATCTGTTGAGTCTGAAAAGAACATGAAGTCATTCATGAAGAAATACGCTAAAGGCGGCAAAGTAAAGCACTATGACGATGGTGGCGATATAGAAACTGAAACCGCACAAGGTCAAAACGCTAACATTGGTGACGATACTCGTGCCCGTGCTATGGCTGCTTTACAAAGCGGAAAAATGGATCAAGAAGTTCCAACTCCAAAACCACGCATGAAAGCAAAGCCTAAGTCAAACGTTATGACTCGTGCTATGTCAAACATGAATCCAATGGGAGACACCTACAAAAAAGGTGGTATGACCAAGAAGATGGCTGGTGGCGGTTCAGCTTCAAGCCGTGCAGATGGTATTGCACAACGTGGTAAAACCCGTGGTAAATATTGCTAATAAGGAAATATTATGAAAAATGATCACCCACCACTAATGAATGAAAAGTCTGGCGACCACATTCATCATGTACACCATGTAGAAAAACATCATGGTGGCGATGGACACGCACACCACCATGAAATGTATGGCAAACACGCTGCTGGTCACAAAAAGCACCATGAGCACGTAAAAGCTATGTGCGGTGGCGGCAAGACTGGCTCTATGAAAGTAGTTGGCTAATGATGGCTTCCCGTGGAATGGGCGATATAGCCCCTTCCAAAATGCCTAAGAAAAAGGTCATCCAACGTAAGGATGATCCTAACGCTGTAGATATGTATAAAGAAGGCGGCAAAGTAAACGCTGCTGGAAATTATACAAAGCCTAGCTTGCGCAAACGCATAGTTGCACAAGTTAAAGCTGCGGCTACTCAGGGAACTGGGGCGGGTAAATGGTCAGCACGAAAAGCACAGTTGGTAGCTAAAAAGTATAAAGCTGCTGGCGGAGGTTACAAATGAGCAGTCTTGCAAAACCCCAAAAATCTTTAAAGGCTTGGGGCGAGCAAAAGTGGAGAACAAAGTCTGGCAAACCTTCTAGTAAAACAGGAGAGCGTTATTTACCAGAAAAAGCTATTAAAGCTTTAAGTCCACAGGAGTATGCCGCAACAACACGTGCTAAACGTGAAGGTAAGGCAAAAGGTAAGCAGTTTGTAGCGCAACCAAAAGGTATTAAAGAAAAAACAAAAGCATATAGGAAGGTATCATAAAATGAGTTTATTCCAACATTTTGAAGATGAAGCAGAACACGTATTGGATCTTTTAAAAAAGGCAATCCGTCATGAAATGCAAATTTATGGTGCTGCTAACCCAACATCCGAAGCATTATTAAAGACTGTAGAAGCTCACCTAGAAACTCCCGCTCCTGCGCCTGTAGAAGCGCCTGTAGCGCCCGTTCAAGCAGCAGTGGTTACCCCAGTATCAACTGAACAAAACGTGGCTTAAAACGGCTAAATAATGGCTTATACCAGTGGTGCATCATCCTTTAACCTTGACCTCACTGACCTTGTAGAAGAGGCTTTTGAGCGTTGTGGCTCGCAATTACGTACTGGATATGATTTAAGAACCGCCAAGCGGTCTATCAATCTATTAACTATTGAGTGGGCTAATAGAGGTATTAACCTTTGGACGGTTGAAGAGGTTTCTATTCCTATGGTATATGGTCAAGCTATATACCCAGTAGAAACTGACACAATTGATATTTTAGATTTAATCACTAGAACCAATAACGCTAGTGCAAGCAATCAACAAGATATCAATTTAAACCGCATTTCTGAGTCAACATATTCAACTATTCCGAACAAGTTAACCTATGGCAGACCAATCCAAACTTGGTACAACCGCCAAACGGGTAATGCAAACATTTATTCTGGAGTCACTTTGGCTGGTGCTATTACAGCCTCTGCTACTACTATTACTCTTAGCTCTACGGCTAATATTCGATCTACTGGCTATATTCAAATCAATAACGAAATTATTGGTTACGTCAATATTTCGGGTAATCAACTATTAAATTGTTACCGTGGGCAGTACAATACTACTGCCGCCTCTCACGCACAGGGCGCACAGATTTATAATCAGCAATTGCCTTTCCTTGCCGTATGGCCCACACCTGATGGCTCTACTCCATATACTTTGGTTTATTGGAGAATGAGAAGGATTCAAGATTCTGGAACAGGCGTATTTATACAAGATATTCCATTCCGTTGGATTACTTGTATGGTTGCTGGATTGGCATATTATCTGTCGTTAAAGATACAAGGCATTGATCCTCAGCGTGTTTTAGCGCTTAAAGCGGATTATGCAGAGCAACTTGAACAGGCGGTAGAAGAAGATAGGGAAATGGTTTCAATACGTTTTGTACCTCGTAATTTGTTTTATGCGAGGTAATCATGCCGAATAGGTATGCAAGTGGTAAACACGCAATTGCGGAATGTGACAGATGCGGTCAAAGATATAAGTTAGTTGAATTAAAAAAACTGACCATCAAGACCAAGTTGGTAAGTATTAAGGTTTGCCCCGAATGTTGGGATCCTGATCATCCTCAGTTAAGACTGGGTATGTATCCAGTAAATGATCCACAGGCGGTACGTGAACCAAGACCTGATATTAGTTATTACGCTTCAGGACCGAGCGGATTGCAAATTAATCAGGGCGGTGGAACTAGTGTTACACAGGCTGGTTTCCCAGAAGGCGGTAGCAGAGTTATTCAATGGGGTTGGTATCCTGTTGGTGGTGCAAGTCAGTACGATAGGACGCTTACTCCTAATGATTTAGTAGGCAAAGGCAAGATAAATTCAGTAACAATATCAACAACTTAGGAGTAAATGATGGCAAAAATGGAAAAAGAATCCAAAGCAATGGATAAAAAAGAAATGAAAGAAGATGTCAAGCAAGACAAAGCAATGATTAAAAAAGCTTTCAAAATGCACGACAAACAAGAGCACAAGGGCGGTAAAGGCACAAACCTTTCCAAGCTTAAAAAAGGCGGACCTACTGGCATGGATATGCGCAGTGTTGGCCGTAACGTAGCTCGCGCTAAAAATCAAAGAGGTGGTTAATATGGCAACCGCAAAGAATGTTCCGTTTACCAGCAAAGATAGCCCTGCTATTACAACAGGTAAAGCTCGTAACAATAAGCCAGCGACTGCTTATGCTAAAGTTCATACCGACTTGAAAGATGATCCAGTAGACGCACGTAGCCCAACTTATGGTGGCGGCGCTTTTACCTACGATGAAGTAGTAGAGGATGGTATTGAAACTCGCGGCAATGGTGCAGCTACCAAAGGTCGTATTGCACGTGGTCCAATGGCTTAAGGGTAAACCCTAATGAACTATGTACAACTGTATAACGCTATACAGAACTATGCTGAAAATACTGAGGCATTATTTGTAGCCAGTATTCCCCGTTTCGTCATGGAAGCGGAGGATCGGATTTACAACAGCGTTCAGATTCCTTCGTTGCGTAAAAACGTAACTGGAAACATGACGGCATCTAATCCGTATTTGTCTTTGCCTAGCGATTATCTTTC